ATACCCCTCATAGATGTCTTTGAACAAGCTGGTGGTGGTTTAATAGGATTAGCTAGAGGTGATAAAACTCAGTTAGTAGACGCAGCTAGACAGTTCTATGGCTACGGTAAGTACGCTGGAACATCTTTAAGAGCTGGTTGGGAAGCCCTACAAACGGCTAAGAATGTCCTTGACCCTGAGTTTAAAGTTCGAGAGGAAGTTGACGGACAAGTAGACCGTATTGCAGTAGGCACTAAGGAAATAGACTTACGTAAACTTAGTTGGGAAGAGGCAAAGAACACACCTTTCTCTGATTGGGTTGGTAACTTATTTAGACTATCCTTTAGAGGTCTAGCGGCTGGTGATGAAATATTTAAACAGTTAACCTTTAGATCAGTAGCTTACAGAGAGATTGTTAAGAAGTGGAAGGCAGAAGGAAAGTATAAAGATAAAGATACAAAAACCTTTGACGCTTTAGTTGAAAAAGCTGTTGATGATGCTGTGCTTGATGCCATTAAAATGCAGAAAGACAAATCAGTCGTTAACCCTATTGTGGAGACAGCTCTTAAAAGAGCAAGAGAGAACACCTTCACTGAACCACTAGGCAGCTTTGGTAAAGATATTCAGGTGTTTGTGAATAAGTATCCTCCTTTACGTTTAATAGCTCCTTTTGTCAGAACGCCTATAAACGTATTTAAGATGCCTCTTAGACGGGCGATGCCTTTTATGTCTAAGCGACAAAAAGAGATGTGGGAGAAAGGTGGTGCGCCCAGAGATAGAGTTATCTTTGAAACTGGGTACATGATGCTTGCCTTATACTTACTCCAACAAGCTATAGAAGAGAAGATACCTTTTGAAGATGAGAAGGGTAACGTAACAGAAGTGTACCGCTTTCAAAGCACATGGTCTGCTATGAGCTACAACGCACAGTCTAATAAACGCTTGACAGGTATCACACCTCACAGTGCCTTTATTAATGGCGAGTTCAGAAGCACTAGACGCTTTGACCCTGCTGATACTGTAATCACCACCTTAACAGGTATTAGAGATTTACGTGAAGCGGGTAAGTATGCAGAAGCAGAAGAGATGGGGTTAGCTATTGCGGCATCCTTTATTAACTTAGGTCAGAACAAAACCTTTATGCAGGGTGTAACAACCTTTGTAGAAGCAATGAACAGCCCTGAGAACTTTGCAGCGTCTTATGCTGAAGGCTTCGCTAGAAGTTTAACACCTCAGTTAGTTACTATGTTTAACGATGATCCTTACTACAGAGAAGCTCAAGGCTTGTTTGAGAACTTTATAAGTAGAGTACCTTCCTTATCTGAAAAACTACCACCTAAAAGAGACATCTTAGGGCAGCCTATACTTCGACCTGAAGATGGTTTAGCACCTTCAAGTCTTGTCACTAATAACGTGGTTAGATTAGAATTTAATAATATTCAAAGCTCTATTGCTGAGATACCTGAAAAAGAAGACAACGGTATTTTAAACTGGAAGGATGAGAGGTACGTCATGGGCGGTGTTACTGCGTATGATCGTTATAGTGAGCTTGTAGGTAAAGTTAAGATAAAAGGCAAAACTGTTGAACAGTCTTTGGAAAAGTTAATTGAATCTAACGATTACAAAACGAGAGCTACCACTTCCTCTATATTTTCTGATGCTTCGTACAAAGGAAGTAAGGAATCTGCTATCTTAAGTGTGGTAACAGCTTATCGTAATCAAGCGAAGAAACAGGTTCTTGAAGAATACGAAAGAACAGGAATCATCGCTGTCTTCGAACAACACCAGATAAACAAGAAAGCTGCGTTGGATAAAAAATATGCGGACAAGGTTGAGACTGATGTTGATAAGATCATCCAACAGTACAAAACAAATCAATAGGAAAATCAAATGACAAACACTTTACACTCTATAAATGAGTACGACTACACGGGGCAAAGCAACTTTGTTGCCCCCAGTCACCAACAAGCCAGTGACATTGTTGTTCTGGTAAACGATGTTGTCAAAACACAAGATACAGATTATACCCTAACAGGTAGTCTGGTAGCTTTCACAGGCTTTACTCCTTCAAACGGGGATAAGATAAGCATAAGGCGTGAGACAGCTTCAGCAGCTAGGCAAGTAGACTTTGCTTCTGGTTCAATGCTTAAGGCAGAGACTCTAGACCAAGACTCTAACCAAATCTTTAACATGGCTCAAGAAGCCCTTGATAAAGCTGATAGAATTGCTGGTGAGTATAACGCTAAGTATTTTGGGTCTTCTGCGGTAGCTCCTACATCACCTTCTGTTGGTGATCTTTGGTTCGACACCAGTGTTAACATAATGAAAGTGTATCAAGCAGGAGGGTGGCAAAACGCTACCTCTTCTGTTTCCAACGCTACTAACCGTGTTAGCTACACAGCTACAGCAGCACAGACCACTTTCGCAATGACTTATGATTCTGGTCACTTAGATGTATACCTTAACGGTGTTAAACTTGTAGCCAGCTCTGGCTCTACAGCAAATGACTATACAGCCACCAACGGGACTTCTGTTGTTTTAACAACTGGTGCTGCTGCTGGCGATACTATTGAATTAGTGGCTGATGCTGTGTCTCCATTAACAAGTGTTCAGACAGGAGCAGCAGGAACTGACGCTTCTTATTCCTCAAGTACAGGTATCTTAACAGTACCTCGTGGAGATACGGGAGCAACTGGTGCAGATGGTGCAACGGGAGCAACGGGAGCAACGGGAGCTACTGGTGCAACTGGTTCTGATGCAACCGTAACAACTACTAATGTTGAAGCTGCTGGCGCAGTAATGGACGGGGACTTTACATCCAGCGGTCTTATGAAACGCACTGGTGCGGGAACTTACACCATTGACTCTAGCACCTACGCAACTGAAACCTATGTAGACACAGCCGTTAGCGGTCTTGTAGATTCTGCACCCGCTGCACTAGATACCCTAAACGAACTAGCATCTGCATTAGGCGATGATGCTAACTTCTCTACTACAGTGTCTAATAGCATTGGCACTAAGTGGACTGAAGATGCTTCTAAGATTTCCAACTGGGATGATGCTTATAGTTGGGGCGACCATAATACTGCGAACTACTTAACATCCTTTGATATTACAACGCAGACTGACCCTAAGTATCTTAGAGCAGATGCCAGTGATTCATCTACAGGAACAATCAGTGCGGGGAATTTTAGCTCACAGTATGGTGGAATTAGCTCTCAAAGCGGAGACTTTGCAACAGGTAGCGGTGACATTACAACAAACACAGGAACAGTGTCAGGCAGTACAATTTCTGGCACAACCTTTACCTGTAATGGCAACATGACAGTCAGTGGTACAGTAGATGGCGTAGACATAGCAACTAGAGATGCTGTCCTAACATCTACAACTACTACCGCTAACTCAGCTTTGCAGAACTTAGTAGACGACACTACACCACAGCTAGGCGGTGATTTAGACCTTAATGGTAACGACATTACTGGTACAGGTAACATAAGTATCACGCAGTCAAGCACAAGCACACCTGCTTTACATATATACAATGCTGATTTAAGCGATGTAGCTTCACCAACAATTCGCCTTGAAAGACGTTCAACAATGAGCGTGGCTGATGACGATAATATAGGTAAGATTGAGTTTTATGGCTTTCAGCAAAATGTGGCTCCCCCTACCCCTACTGTAGAATACGCCAACATAACTGGTGTTGTGTACGATGGCACTAACACAACCATTGATGGTCAGATAGACTTTAATGTAGCTAAAGACGATACACTAACTACAGTAATGTCGGTGAAATCTACAGAAATTGAGTTACCTAACGCAACTAATTTAAATGTTGATGGTAATATAATTGTAAATGGTACAGTAGACGGCAGAGACGTAGCCACAGATGGTGCTAAGATAGACGAGGCTAAGAAAATACCCTTTTCACAAGTAGTGAGTCAAGGAATGTATGGCTCTTCGCCTAGTACTATAGTAGACTTACATATACCCGCTACTACTGTTCCGTCTCAACAAGCTATGGCTTGTTCATTTTTGTTAAGGCGGTATAACTCATCACAATCTTTAAAGAAAAATTCGACTTATCAAGTATATTTCGATTTGGCGTCTAAAGGCACCACAGGTATTTCATTAGGGACAGCTACTTACGCTTCTCAACCCTCTTCTTATCATGCTTGGTATTATGTGTCGGGCGATAAAACACATTTAATAGGTAATAAACGAGGGAAGTTTGCCACCTCATCTACAGGAAGTAACTCTAGTGACTTGCTAGGTTTATATTATGATGATTTAGTCGATAGGACATACTTTAGAATATCTAGGTATCCTAATGCTACTACTGTTTATAATAATGTTGAGGTGTTTTATAGTCTGTCTGGATTTCTTTCTGCGGGAACTTATGTAACCCAGACGGGTAGCAAAGTGAGGTATACTTCTATAGACGCAACAACGTCCATCTCACAGAGTATTAGTTTGCAAGAAATACTACCTGAAACAACATCAAGGTCTTACGTTAGGCTACGGTTTGATGCTGTAAGTTCTATATCAAGCATTACGACATACGTTGAAGACTTAAGCGGTCATGTGGAGAATTTATTATGATACAAGTAGGATATACAAAGATAGTTGAAGATGATGGCGTTGACGTTGTTGATGTTACCATAGAGAACACGGATATGCCTGAAGTAAATGCGGCTTTATCTTCTCTACAAACTTCGTTAGCGGGAAGGAGCGATATACATAGTTTATTTGCTCAGGAATACTTTGGTGAAGATGATGAAGATGGTAACAAGGTTTATCACAAATTTGCCTTTCAGGATTTAACTTAATAGAGGTAACTCATTATGACTAGGGCAAGAAACCTAGCAGACTTTAACACAGCGGGGGTACTTACGAGTACCTCTACAATCAACCCAGCTAGATTAGACTCAACAGGTACAATCCCCTCAGCACTCCTTGCGGGTGTTGGGGGTGAAAACACTCCAGCGTTTAGGGCTTACTTAACTTCTAGCCAAGATGGTTGTGTAGCGGGGACATATACTAGAATTCTTTTAAACGGTATAGATCACGACACTGACTCTGCTTTTGCAAACAACAAGTTTACTGTTCCTGCGGGTAAGGCTGGTAAATATCTACTCTATGGTTCTATTCAATTGAGCTCTTCAGAAGATTTTGACGATTACCAAGTTTCTATCTTTAAAAACTCAGCTCTCCAAATAGCTCTGGCGAGACAAAGACATCACTACGCTGACATTGCTAATGTAACAACAACAGCAGTTTTAGCTGCGGGTGATACCATCGAGTTAAGAGTTCACAACGGATCAAGCACATCAAAAACAGTATTTGGGTCTTCTCTAGGTACTTTTCTAGGTGGATTTAAACTAGCAGAATAAAGGATAACCAATGGAAGAACTAAAACAACAAGTAGATCGCTTGGAATGGCGAGTCGATTTACAGGACGAACAACTTAAGATGCTTACGGCTAACGCCAATGAGCTTAGAGGGATGCTGGATAGCATCAACCGCACCCTGCTACAAATCAAGTGGTTAGTTGTGGGTGGTGCTGTTGTTTATTGGGGTCAGTCTATGGGATTGTTCGCAGCCCTCAAATTACTAGGAGTATAATATGATACAGCAATTGATAGCACCTGTAACTGGGTTGCTAGATAAGTTTATCCCCGATGCGGATACAAAGCAAAAGATAGCACATGAAATTGCTACGATGTCGGAGAAACACGCACAACAAATTGCTCTAGCTCAGATCGAAGTCAATAAAGAAGAAGCCAAAGGGAATTGGTTTCAGTCTTCGTGGAGACCCGCAACAGCTTGGGTATGTGTATTAGGGTTCATGGTAAACTTCCTTATATCACCACTTGCAGCACCCTTTGGTGTTGTCGTACCACAGGCAGATACATCAACCATGTTACCTGTACTAATGGGTATGCTTGGTCTTGGTGGTCTACGTACAATGGAACGAGTTAAGGGAGTAGGTCGATGAAGTATTTTGACATAAACGAATTTAATTGTAGCTTTACAGGCAACAACGAGATGGACGAGGAGTTTCTAGAAAAACTAGATGCTTTACGAGAAGCTTGTGGTTTTCCTTTTACAATTACAAGTGGTTATCGAGACCCTGAAGGACACCCTATCGAAGCTAAGAAACAAAATCCTGGCACTCATGCACGAGGCATAGCTGCCGACATACAAGTAATCAACGGTGTACAGAAATATAAGATCATTGAGGAAGCTATTAAGTTAGGCTTCAACGGCATAGGCGTTGCTAAGACGTTTATCCATGTTGATCTTAGACAATCTTACCCCGTAGTTTGGAGTTACTAATGGATAGAAAAATATTAGATGAATTACACGAAGGTGTAGCTAAAGATTTACTTGCAAAGGTTAAGTCTGGTGAGGCATCTGCTTCTGAATTGTCAGTAGCAACAAAGTTCCTTAAGGACAACGGAGCTTGTCTTGAAGTAATCACTACAGAGTCTCCAATGGCTAACTTATTGGAGGCATTACCGTTTGAGGAGATGTCACATTGAGCGCACCTAGAAACTACGCATCGGAATATGCTAATTACCACAGTAAACCTGAGCAACGTAAGAAACGCAGCAATAGAAACAAAGCTAGACGTTTAATGATTAAGAAAAGAGGTGCTGCTGCTGTTGCTGGTAGAGATGTAGATCATGTGAACCGCAACGCTAACGATAACTCACTTAACAACTTACGTATTGCTAGTAGAAAGCAGAATAGGAGCAGAAATGGCTAGAGGATTATACGCAAATATTAACGCAAGAAAAAAGAAAGGCATTAGTCGTTCTAAAAAGAACTCGACCATCTCTCCTAAAGCTTACGCTAAACTTAAGATAGGTTTTAAGAAGAAGGATAAATAGTATGGGTGCTTTTGATAACTTAAGAATCAACCAACCACAGCGCACCCCCAGCCACAAAACCAAATCACACATTGTCAAAACAAAAGTTAATGGCAAAGAAAAGATTATTAGGTTTGGTGAGCAGGGTGCAAAAACTAACCAAAGCGCAGAACAACGTGCAGCCTTTAAAGCCCGACACGCAAGGAACATAGCTAGGGGTAAATCCTCAGCAGCTTATTGGGCAGACAAGGTAAAATGGAAGGCATAACTAATGGAAAAGATGCCAGAGCAACTAAAAGACTTCCGAAACTTTATGTATATAGTGTGGAAGCATCTTAACTTGCCTGATCCTACTCCTGTCCAATACGACATGGCAGACTATATCCAG